CGGGAGATAAGCAACGTCCCGGAGCCGACCGGAACAAAAAGCTGAATGATGAGCAAGCCCGTCCTGTGGACGACCGGCCCATCCCCGATCTCGGTTGCGCCAGCCTGTCCTGCAATGTTGGTGAGGCGGGCCCAGATATCGCAGTTGCTGGGGTCAAATACCGGACCATTGGGATAATCCACTGCATCAGAGGCAATAGCGGTCTGTGCCGCCATTCGGGAAATGACAGCGTTTCTGATTTCTGTAAGGGTCATTTGTAGGCCTGAATCACACCATTAAACGAGACGGCATAGACGCCTGTTGGCGCCTGCGTTGAGTGACCATTCTCCAGAGGCACGGAGTAAGGCAGGTTCGACTGGATGTAAATCACCGAGTAGGCTGGCGCCTGGTCAATGATATTTTTGCCATTAAGAAACGTCATTGTCCCACGCGGATCCGGTTCGGTCGGGACGGAGTGATCGGGTTCGCCGATGCTGACAAAATGCGATGCCCTGAAGGTTCCTGCGCGATACTCAGCCGGCCGCCTGATATCCATGCTGTCATTAACACGGACTTTCTTCCTGAGCCTTCCGGTTTTGGTCAGGTTAGCAGGATCGGCATAAAGAGATTCGTTCCATTCCCCAACAGCTTTGTTGTATTGAACCGCGGTCGCGTTGATGGCCCACAGCTCCGGGTTTCCTACTGGCGACCGTTGAACAATTTCATTCAGCAGTTGAATGGCGATTGTCCGCTGGCGTAGTTTGACATCTTCGGCCACCAGCCCGGCGAATGCCGCCGGGTCAATGTTCCAGCCCTTAGCCATATCACACCCTCCGCAGTTGAATGGAGTACGCAGCGCCAGCAGAGTCGGCAGAAGCGGTGATGATCTCGTAACGCTGAAGCTCACCCGTAATAGAATCCGGTGCGGTGATGATATGCCCGACTGCCGGCTTGTCAGTCACCTCATTGACCAGGGCGGTTAGCTTCACGTCACCATGCAGAATGTTAACGCCATCGATACGGCGCAGTTTATAACGCGCCAGCACTCCACGCCCCGAGTAAGTCACCTGCGTTTCAGTGCCGGTTTCCGTCACCGGGTCCCAGGCACCTCGAACGGTGTATGACCCAGTGAAATCCTTAACGGCATCCTGCAGGTCTGTATCGAAGGCTGCGGCGACTTCAGTTTGGAGTTCGTCGCGGATACCCACGGTCTACCTCCTCTATGCCTTTTTCACCAAAACGCTGAAGCGGGATATTGTTAGAAACATATCCGCCAGTAAAAAGGACCAGGACGTTACCACGCAGTTTCCTGGTATAGATTTCGCCGTTGCGTTTAACCCTCAGCGGAAGCGGAGCAAACTCAACAACGCCCTTTGCCGGGTTTGCGTAAACGACATAATTGATCGGGTTTCCATTCACAAACACATCGCGAGGGCCGAGCCCGTCACCGGCATAATGCACATCAGTGTTTTGCATATCACCCCCTTACCAGCCGTACCTGAGACTGACTAACGCCATAGGGCTTTAGCATTGCAAGCGCCAGCTGCAGGTCCGAATCAAGTAATGCCGAACTGTTGGTACCGAGTTCTGCGAAGGTCTTTGAAACAGAAACGTCGTCAGCGTCAACCGCCTTACTCAGCAATACCCCCGAATCAGTTTTCTGCTGATACAGCCCGCCATTTGCCGCCGCCAGCGCCGCATAGGCGCCAGCTTGTTTCACATCGTCAGGAATGATGATTTCGTGAGTTGCCTTATTGCACGGCAGTTTCAGGTTAAGTCCATTCATCCAGGTATTGGCCATCAGCACAGATTTGGCTTTTTTGCTTTCATCTGTCCAGGTGGCACCGAGAATCGAATTGACGTCTTCAACGGTGATGAAAGTGATCATGCATCACTCCATTTCTTTCCAGCCGTGCGCCTTCCAGTTCTCCACTTCATCAGGATGAACGTTGGCGGTATTGGGCGCACCCGGGAATGCCGGGAAATCGGTAACCATCGCCACCAGCTGCGATGTGGTCGATACGGGTTCGTTGTTATCCGCCTGCGTAGACGCAGTTTGCTCAGCAGCTCGTTGGGCACGCTGCTCTTTGGTCAATCCGGCCATAAGCCCTCCACTAAAAAAAGGGGCCGAAGCCCCCTGTTTATCAGCCCAGCAACAACGCTGAGTGCGCCGACTTAACTGCCGCTACGCCCCAGGACAAACCGACTTCGTAACGCACCTGGCGATACTGGCGGTACAGTGCTACCTGGTAAGTGATGCCAGATACCGGGTCAGTAACGTTCATCACATCATCCGCAGTATCGCCGCCCTGCGGCATTGCCGGGGTTCGGGATGCAAGCAGGAATGCATTGCGATCAAACGCCATGTTTGCGGTGTAGGCGCCACCAGCGGTAATAGCGGTGTTGTCGGCCAGTGCCTGACGTAAGCCAGGATCAGCCAGGGTGATTGCTGTGGCCGTCGCAGCAGCAACAAGGTATTTATTGCTGTCCCCGTCAAACGTCACGATGTCACCTGCTGCAAAAGCACCTGTGCCGGTATCAATGGCAATCAGAATATCGCCTTCAGCTTTTGCTCCATTCACCAGGTATCCGGCAGCCGGAGATGCAGCGCGTTTCTTAACATGCGCGGATTCGTGGATATTGAAACCTTCCAGTCGCCCCACGATACCTTCGCGCAGAAGCGCATCAGTACCGGACTCGTTTACTTTGAACAGAACAGACTGTTTACCGCGGAGGTTAGCGATAGCCGAAGAACCGAGAACCATCTGCAGATCAGTTGTCGGCGAACCGTTGTCAGAGAGAACCTGGCGCGCATTTGCCGCATCCGACAAATCACCTGCAATACCGAAAGGAGCGGTGCCGGCCGTACCAACAGCACGAGAGGATGCGAAATACAGAGCTGCGAGATCTGCATCCATCTCATTAGCCAGCGCGCGAAAAGCCTGCTTAAACTGATCAGCAAGGATGGTGTTGTATGTCCCTGCGGGCCCCAGTGCCAGTTGTTCCTCACCGTTCCATTTGACCGGGGCCATTTTGGATTTGGTGATTTTGACATCAACGGTGCCGATCGTCTGGTCGCCGTCATTTGGCGCAGTAGCCCCCGGGGTAATATCAACAGTGGTAGCCGCTGGCGCAACCGGCGCAGTAACAGTCTGGTCCTTCGCCGCCGCATCAGCTTTAGCATTGCGCGATACAGCCGGGATAAAACCGACCTGTTTGCGAGATACGGTATCCAGAGCCGTGAAGATAGTCGGGATCAACCCGGTAAGCGTATTAGCCATGTGTATAGATTCCTTGGAGATTAAAATATAGGGTTGGTTGAGCTATCCAGCTCCGGCACCAGCAGCCATCCGGCGGCTGGCAAAGAATTAATCGACGATGGTGATACCGTCTTTGAGAGTTGATTGCTGATCTGTCGGACTCAAA